ACTGATAATAAAACATAATGCAATTTTCATATATTATTGTTATTCTATTTTATATAATATTTTATATTTATATTATTTGTATTATTTGTATTATTTATATTTTAGTAATAGTAAAGGTATTAAATAATATATTACTATTTATAATAGTTAGAGAATGATTTATTATAATTACTTATATTTATTATTGATAATACCACTATTTAGAATTTTAAAACCGAATATTATTAATGGTAATAATCAAATGAATAAGTATTTAAATAAAAAAGTAATAGAGAGACAAAATATAATATTAAATAAAAAAAAAGAACTTTTTTTAGATACACAAAAAGAATTATATTTACATAATAATGAATTTATTCTAGATAAAAAAATAATATCTATTTCACCTGGTGGGATGAAAGGGTTTTATTTATTTGGAATATCTAGTTATATAAAAAAAAATTACAAACTAGATAATTATATTTTTTCAGGTGCTTCTGCAGGAGCATGGAATAGTTTATTTATGTGTTTTAAAAAAAACCCATCAGAATTAATTCATATTATAATGAATATAAATTTTACAAATATTCGTTCTATTCATCAATTAGAAATTTTATTCAAAAACAAACTATTATCTGCATACAAAGAGACTGATTTTGACTTAAAACGCTTATTTATTGGTGTAACAATAGTAAAAAATTATGAAATACAAACAAATATTTTTTCTGATTTTGATAGTTTAGAAGATGCAATTGATTGTTGTATAGCAAGTTCTCATATTCCTTTTATAACTGGCAATTTTACAAATAAATATCATAATATGTATGTATTTGATGGTGGATTTAGTAAATATCCATATCTAAATCTAACAAATACTGTTTTACACCTTACACCGTCTATATGGTTTAAAAGTAGTAACTATACGATTTTGCAAAAATATTTAGATATGAAAGAGTTGATATTTTATAAAAATATAAATTTAATACAATTATATGAGAAGGGTTATGAGGACGCAAAAAACCATAAAGATTTTTTAGATAATATTTTAAAACCATAAATATTAGATAATATTTTAAAATCATAAATATTAGAAAATATAAAATTGATTCATAATTATTTTATTCTGAATATAATAATTATTTAAAAAATGAAAACTGAAATTGTTTATTTTGAAAATATTAAAGAGGAAATTACTTTTTACATAGGTAAAAATGGTAAGGATAATTTTGATGTTATTGATATGGGTGAACCAAATGATCTTTGGTTTCATTCTAATGAAGGATCATCATGTCATGTACTAGCTAAAATTCCCGAAGATATAGATTTAAATAAAAAAAAGATGCTTACAATTATTAAAAAAGGAGCATTATTATGCAAAGAAAATACAAATAAACTCAAAAGTCTGTCTAGTCATGTTTTTATGTATACTTGTGTAAAAAATGTTATAAAAACAGATATTCCTGGAACTGTACATTTAAGTGAAAAAGCTAAGTTGATTGATTGTTAAAACGAAGTGACTATTAAAACGAAGTGACTATTAAAACAAAGTGACTATTAAAACAAAGTGACTATTAAAACAAAGTGACTATTAAAACGCAATAATTTCCAAATCTTTCAAATTCCAATATTCAAAAGCTCCTCCTGGAATAGGTCTTCTGATAATAAAAGGGATTCTTTTTTGTTGCAGTTCTAATTCCGCAATAATGTATCCATCAATAATATTTTCTGGAACCTTTACAAGAGGTTTCGCACCACATTCTATTTGTTTTGCTCTCTGACCTAAAATTCGCGCTTTTTCATATTTTGTTAAATAAGGAAGCGTTCTATGAAGTGGATCAATAATAATATTATTACTATCCCTAATAACAGCTGTAAATTTTGCAACTTCATCATAATTATGTTGAAGACATTCGGGATGAAATTCCTTTATGTAACTATTTGTAGTATCATTATCAAATTTTTGTAAATAATTATCATCATATTCATCATCATCTTCATCATCTGAATCAGTAGGTATAATAATATTATTATTAACAGGTGTTTTTTTTGTTTTTTTATTAGAGATTTTTTTGTTTTCTTCTTCATAATCTTCTTCATCTGATTCTTCTTGTTCATCTTCGTCTTCTTCATCTTCAATTTCAATTTCTTTTACACCACCTATTTGAATATTTTCTTCATCTTCATCTACATCTAGATCTTCCTCTTCCTCTTCCTCTTCCTCCAAAGAATTATTATCATCCTCCTCATAGTCATCTATGGTTGGTACAATCTGTTTTTTAATATTAATATTTGGTTTGACAATTATTTTTTCATTTTCAGAGATTTCACTACTACTATCATTATCACTTTCATAAGAAGATTCGTTATCACTCATTATTTATATATACTAAATATCTTTTTAATATTTTACTTATTCAATTTTTTTAATAAAGTTTTTACATAAAGTTTTTACATAAAGTTTTTACATAAAGTTTTAAAATAAAGATTTTTTAAGTTAACTAGATAATAATAAAGGGTGTAAAATTACAACTACTAACTATTATAAACTATCATTCGTATTCCATACAGTATCACATTCTGAACATAAATATACATATTTCATATTTGTATCATCATATCTAATATAAATAATTTCTCTTTCTTTTCCTTTTGTATTCGTTGAACAATCAGAATTTGGACATAAAATGGTATTAATTCTTGGCAACGTAGGGTCTAGTTTTGTATACTTGTTGATAATGTGACTAAAAGATAATTCACTCTTTTTCAATTGTGTTTTTGATACACATACATTATCGGTAACTAAACTTGTATCTTCATTTCCACAATTACGACAATAATAAACTAATTTGTTTGGATTATCACTATTAATTCTTATGTAGTACATATTTTTGCAGATAGAACAGAAATGCATAATAATTATTTATATTATACTTTCATATTATTTATTTATTTCAATTTTGTTTTAAAATATAAATAATATAAAAGAGAAAATAAAAACTAAAATAAAAAAGTATTTATTATACAATATGATGATTCTCATAATTATTATTACTATTATTACTATTATTACTAGACAATAGATCACTACAACTTTTTAACTTTGCCAAGAGTGTAGGATAATCTATTTCTACTACCATACTATAAATTCCTGTTTTCACAACTTTTGATTTACTAAATTTACCTATCATGGATTTATTTTCAACAAATTTTGTCACCTTCTCAACATTTTTTAAAAAATTCTCTTTTATAAACAAATCAAATAAATCAAAAAAAGGTATACAAACCCCTTTTTTTCTCATTAAAATATCACAAATAGCAATATTAATATTTGCATATTCAATAATATCCGTATAATTATTAAAATCAATATGATTTTTGGAAACACACGGTTCATTTAATAGCGGCTCTTTACAAAGTAAGGTACATAATGTCAAAAGAACAGTTGAAATCGTTTGACATGATGTCCACTGTTCCCCTCTCCACGTATTTAAAAGTGATATACAAACCTTTCCACATTTATATAAATTCGGATTAAATCGTATATCATTTCCATTGGTATAATATTTTACAACTGGTGGACTATGCGGATAATCCGCAGGATAATTCAATTCAAAAAAATAATTTCCAGCAAAATACGGTGTCTCATCTGGACCCACTATTAACGCATATCCTTTTAACATATCTTCGTCATCATGAATATAATAAATGCCATTTTCTGTCAATGGGTTTTTAATAATTTGTTTTACATCTTTTAACAAACGATGGATTGTTTCTTTGGATATAACTATGCTCATAAAATATATATTATATATACAAGTATTGTTTTATACTAGTTTTATACGATATTTACATTATTTATATTTTTTACAATTTTAAATTTAAAAAAAATGAAATAGAAAAATATTCATATATTATATCATCCTATGAATAATAAAATGAATACATCATCACAATTTACAGATTTGAATGAATTCTTGGCAAAGCATTGTGCTAATAATAATAGTAATTCCGATAAAATTATTACACATACAAGAATTCCTGACAAGAAATTAAATATTTATGGTGGATCCTATATTATTCCAAAAGAAGAATTACCTATCTTTTATAATTTATATTACGATTATGTATTTGTAAAAAAGAAAAAAGAATATCTAACAGAAAAACAATTGGAATCCAAAGGTCCTATGGCGGTTGATTTTGATTTTAGATACATTTATGATGATATTGACTCGCGGCAACATACAAAAGAACATATTCAAGATATGATCCTTTTATATTTAGAAGAACTGAAAGAATGTTATTTATTTGAACAAAACAAACCATTTGATATTTTTATTTTTGAAAAACCAAACGTAAATCGTTTGGATGATAAAAGTGTTACCAAAGACGGAATTCATATGATTATCGGGGTTCAAGTAGACTTTACAATGCAATGCATTATCCGTGACAAAATAATTGAGAAATTACCGGAAATATGGGAACTTCCACTTGTAAATACATGGAATAGTGTTTTAGATGAAGGAATTAGTAAAGGGACTACGAACTGGCAACTTTTTGGATCCAGAAAACCAGACAATGAAGCATATGAATTAACCCAGCATTTTGTATTGACGTATGATAAAGCAGATGGTGAATTTATGATGGATGAAAAAAAGGTTCAAGATTTTGACTTGAAAAATAATTTTATAAAATTATCGGTTCAGAATGATAGTAATGTAAAATTTGAAATCAATCCAAAAATAATTGATGTATATAATACGAAATTACAAAATAAAAATTCTAAATTTAAAAAACCTTCAAGTAAAACAAAAGTGAAATTATTAGTAGATGATGAAAACGATGAGAATGATAATGATGATTATATAGCTTTATCAGATATTAAAGACAAAGACACCTTAAATCGTGCGATAGAAATTATGTTGAAAAAATTAAAACAGAATGAATATGAAATTAGAGAGACGCATGAATATGCGCAAGTTTTACCTGAAAAATTTTATGAACCTGGGTCTCATCTATTGAATAGACAAGTAGCGTTTGCATTAAAACGTACAGATGAAAGGCTGTTCTTATCTTGGGTTCAAGTACGAAGTAAAGCAAGTGATTTTGATTATGATAGTATTCCTTCTTTATATCATGACTGGAAAAAATACTTTAATTCGTCCAAAGAAGGCGTGACAAAACGCTCTATTATGTATTGGGCAAAACAATATAACTTTGAAGGATATGAAAGAGTAAAAAAAATGTCTATTAACTATGCGATTGACGAATCATTAAGTAGTCAAACGGAATACGATAAAGCGCTCGTTTTAAAGCAAATGTTCAAGGATAAATATGTTTGTGTGAGTTATGATAAAAAGGGATCCTGGTACAATTATCAAAATCATAAATGGGTTGTTGATAACAAAATTAGTTTGAGAGAAGCAATATCCAAACAAATGTATGATTTGTATACTACTAAACAAGAAGAATTAAACAATGAATATCAAAATTATGATCCGAATGATGAGAGAGCTGAGTATATTAAGAAAAAAATTAAAATAGTAGGAGATGTCATGCTTACATTAAAGAAAACCAATGATAAAAATAATATTCTTCGTGAAGCAATGGAACTCTTTTATGATGGCGATTTTATTAAGAGCATAGATACAAATAAATATTTAATGTGTTTTAATAATGGTGTCGTGGATTTTAAAAACAAAGTATTTAGAGAGGGGTATCCAGAAGATTATATTACAAAATCAACGAAAATTGATTATATTCCTTATGACCTGATTGAAAAAAATGAGGACTCGGATGAAAATAAAAATAAATACAATGAATCCAAATCAGAAATATTATTATTTATGAACAAATTGTTTCCGATTCCTGAATTAAATAGATATATGTGGGATCATTTAGCTGCTTGTTTAATTGGTTCTAATAAAAATCAAACGTTCAATGTTTATCATGGAAGTGGTAGTAATGGAAAATCTATTATTGCGGATTTAATGGCGGTTACCTTGGGTGAATATAAAGGAACGGTTCCGATCACACTTGTTACTGAAAAAAGAGGACTGATCGGTGGAACTTCGGATGAATTATTGAAATTAAAAGGGGTAAGATATGCGGTTATGCAAGAACCATCCAAAGGCGTAAAATTAAATGAGGGTATTATGAAAGAACTTACTGGTGGTGATCCTATTCAAGCGAGAGGATTGTATTCAGAAAGTGAGATTTTTGAAACTCAGTTTAGTTTGGTTGTTTGTACCAATAATTTATTTGATATTGATAGTAATGATGATGGAACCTGGAGACGTATTCGTAAATGTAATTTTGTCTCCAAGTTTATTGATGAAGGTGAAAAACATACTGATGATACGAAATACGTCTTTTTCAAAGATAAATCATTGAAAGAAAAATTACCGTCTTTTGCGCCTGTGTTTGCTAGTATGTTAGTAAAACGTGCGTTTGAAACCGATGGAATTGTTGAAGATTGTGAATATGTCATGAATGCATCCAATGGATACAGAAAAGGTCAAGATCATATTGCGGCATTTGTTTCTGAGAATATTGAACAAACTGGTAATCCAAAAGATCGCGTTAAAAAGACGGAAATTATTCAACATTTCAAAATGTGGTTTCAACAGGAACAAGGAAATAACCGAAAAATGCCAAAAGGTCAAGAATTATGTGACTATATTGATAAGAAATTCGGATTACATAAATCAACTGGATGGCATGGATGTAAGATAGTATATCCGGAAGTTGAGGAAGATATTCAATTTGAATAAATAATTTTGATTAGGTAGGGGGTCAAAAGAATCCTGAGAAAATATTAAGAAAAATAAAAATAAATTAATTTATCTATTTTATTTTTATTTTTTTTATAAATTTCATTTCAAATACCGAATAAAATTAAAGGGTTTCATATAATATTAATCATATTCAACCCAAGAACGCATAAAAAAGACATCACTTAAAGCAAAATAACTAAAAAATAAAATTGCACCCTTTATTGAAAATGTTGCAATCATTAATGCCAATAATATAAGTAAATTTTTGATTATAGATGATGACCTACCAGAACCAAGTCCAATATCTAAATAAAATGGCACATATTTAACTATAATTAATACTAATAATAAAAATATAACTAAAAACTTGTATGATAAAAGATCAATGCCAGAAATTTGAGTAATAATAAGATTAATAAAAAAAGTAGTTATTACTAGTTTAAATATATTGAAATAATTGTTTCCACTCTCTAAATATGTACACATATTATGGCTATATTTATCTTGTTTATTCAATTTAATATCGCTAGTAAAAGCAATAGATAAAACTGTTCTTTCTGAATTATCATCATTGTTTGGAGGAACTTGATGAACTGTAGTTCCACCATTAAATATAGCTGCATCGCCTTCCTCAAAGTTTATAGATTTAATTTCATTATTGTCGTCTTTACATTGTAACGGACTTATTTCTCCTACTTTTTTAAAACATATTATTACATTGTATATTTCACTAAGATTTTGAGGGTCAACATGCCATAAATGCTGTGAAGTATTTCCATGATATACATAAATAGTTGCTTTATTTACGTTCATATAATATAATTTTTTTCCTATCTCTTTTTCATAAGCTTGTCTAACCTTTTCGCTAATATCAGATATTATTGCTTTTTCATTTTCGCTAAATTTTTCACAACACTGATATGTTGTTGTATTTTTTCTTGAGAATACAGACAAATCATTACCTTCTGGTATTTTTATACTTTGCAATTTCTGTATATCTTCTTTAGTTAATATTTTTTTTACTGGCTCGCAAAATGGCTTTAGTTTTTTATAATAAGTCAAACTATCTGTTCGTCTATACATGTTTATTATTCTTCTGCAGAAATTTTGTCCATACAACTCCATAAAACCAAAATAATCTAAAATAAATAATAATATAAAATAAACGAATGGTGTTAAATATTTTTTATTCTTATAAAATGCATCCCTCTTTTTAATAATCTTATAAAATAAAGAGGATAAATTCATATCTTTCACTATACATTACAATTATAAAAAATTACAATTGTAATTATTTAAATTAATTAGCATTTTAAATGTGCAAATGTGCAAAGATGTAAAATTCTATAAAGTTAATAGAACATTTTTTGGCAACATTTCATATATTTGGTAGACAAAATTTACGATCCAAGCTAATATGGGTGAAGACACAAAAGGAAGAATAATAAGTCCAATTAAAACACCAATTTTTATTTTAAAACTTAAAAAGGATTCAAATGCGAAAATAGAAATGGCAAAAATAATGATTGTAATAATATAAATAATAATTAAAATGCTGTAATATTTGTTCAAAGATAGAACCCCTTCGTTTTCATAATATGTTTTTCTCTCATTTGTAAAAATATCCGAAGTATTATCCTTCAATCCTTTTTTTAAATCCTCATTTTCATCTTTATATTTTGTATATAAATCAAGAACATTTTGATAATTGATTAATAAACTACTATAAGTATCAATATTTGCATTTATACTTGAAACTTGTTCATCAAATGTAGTTGTAAATATTTCGGATACTTTATCTGCTTTTTCATTCAAGGATGTATCTAGATACTCATCGTATCCGGATTCTCCTTGTGTAAATGTAACATAATTTTTTTCTGCGATTTCTACATTTTCTTCTCCAGAAGATGCATTCATTTTTGCTGCTAAATATTTATCTTTTAATTCTTGAGACTTTTTCCGGTATTGACAATCTGAGTCACAAGTAATAGCACTTCTTGCTTGTTCTAACATTGTATTAAAGTGATTGGATGAAGCAAGAGCAGCTAAATTTGTATTTGTGTTGGTATTTATATTTGCATTGGTATTAGTCGCGGTATTTATATTACTACTATTTATGGTTGACATATATTATATTATATATTTATAAGAATTAAAACATTTTATTTATTATAAATTTATTATAGTTTTTTAACCGTTTTTATAGTTTTTTTCATTTACATTTTATAGTTTACATTTTATAATTGACAAAACTGTCACTCATCTTTGGACCATACTGATTATTTGTAAAACCTTGTTTGTATTTATTTGTTGTTGAATTTTTAGTCAAGACTTGATTCACCATGGATTCCGTCATAAAGGATTCTACACTATTGTCATTTGCAGGAACCGAAATATCTATAATACATTGATTATTAGAAGCGTCCCAAATTAATCCACCTGCACAACAGTCTTGTCCAATACATGTTAAAGGATTACCATTTTTGTTTGCCCATGGATCATTTTCAAGACCATTTTCAAGACTATTATCCGTAGTTTCCGTTACATCTCCTCCACTAGCATCAAAATAAAAATCATAACTTTTGTATTCCATATTGTTACGGCTAATAATAGAAAAGAATCGTCTCCAGAAGTAAATAGCACCTATTAAAGCAATAATAGCAACTAAAATATAATAAGCAATATTTGGTAAATATCCTTTATTATTGATGATTGCTAAAATAATAATCGGAACTAAAGTAAAAATAATGATTTTCATCATATCTGCATGTTCAGCATATTTATCTCCAAAATAATTGTTGATTTCTACAAGACGTAATTTATTATTTTTTTCTTCTTGTAAGGTAGCTAAATTCGCCTTGGACTTATTTAATTCTTCTTCAATAATTTGAATGGCGGAAGTTTGTTCCTCTAAGGTTCCTTGGGAGGAAGCTAAGGCACGTTGGAAAAAACTATTTACACCACCCATTGTCTGATATAAGTTAATACGCATTTGGGATAACTTCTCAATTTTATCAACAATTTGTTGTTTTTGTTCAGGAGTTAAATTTGGATTTGTTTCTAAACTATTGAATAATTGTTGTTCCATGGTTTGTAATGATTGAATATCATTAATCATATCTTGTGAATTTTCTCCAACATTAGGTAAAGGTATTTGTCCTGACATATTATTATATAAAATATAAGAAGATAATTTATATAATTTTCTTTTAATTCTTTTTCTCTCTTTTTTCCTTTTCTCTAATTCTTTTTACTAATTCTTTTTACTAATTACTTTTCTTTTTAATAATATTCATAGAAACAATGACTGTTCCGATTGCAATAATAGACCAAAATAAATAACTATAATTTTTTTGTAAAACCATAATATCTGTATCATTTAATATATTATCTATTCCATTATCCACATTTGCAATCAAATCTTTTGTTTTCTTTAATTCATCTAATTGTATATCCGATTCCATTAAATTAATGCTTGATTGTTCCGTTAATTTATCATTAAACATAGAAAAGAGTGATGTTAAGCCTTGTACACTGCTTCCAAAGGTATTTAGTTGCTTTCCCTTGGTTTTCACCTTTTGTTGTATTTTTTCAAGTGCTTTTTCTAATCCGAATTTTTGGTCAAATCCTCCACCATCTGTGTAACCATTGTATAAAATAGAATCAACACCAATGAGGGTTGTGTTTTCAATGCCATTAGGTAACTTAATAGGCTCTTTACTACGAAGATAAGTATCATCTCTACTTGATATATAAATATCTGAATTAGGATAGATTCCCTTATCTTTTGGCCAACATCTACTTATATCTTTTTGAAAAACAAAACCAGCACAATTTTCCATGGAATTACATGTGGTTTCACATTTTTCTACTGTAGAATTATCATAAGCAGCATTGGGAATATCAGATCCAGGACAATTTACACCCGTAAATTTTGCATAATTTGTTGTAAATTTCAAATTTGTTTGTGGATATTCATGTAAGGCGGCATTTTCATCTACAAAACCGACTTTTCCAAAATTTTGTCTAATTCCTACTTGCGATAAATCGTAGAATCCAGCAGCACCTTGTCCTCCACCTGTATTTCCATCGGTCATTAAATCTTCATTTGGAACCATTTGCCAAGTACAAAGAACCAAGTTTCCATCATTTTGCATGACTAGTGCACATTTTCCATCTATTGACCCAATAAATTCACCCCGTGCTAATGTTTTACCACTACGAATCCATGGAGCTCCAAATTTTCCTTTTGCTGCAGCATACATAGGATTTGCGTCTTGAACTTTATCTTTTGTTCCAGATTCCCATATTTCCCCTTGATTATCACTTGGTGAATATCCTCTATGTAAACTCATATTTCCATCATTACTAATTTCTAAACAATAATCTACTCCAAAAGTATCACTATTAACATATACTGCATTAGACCACCGACCTCCACTATATTTTCCATCACCAAGTTTTGTACAATTCGTTGCTTTTCCATATCTTCGTGCCGCATTTAATCCACCTCCATCACCATACATAGCAAGAAAACATTGTCCATTTTCTCCAGTTGTAGTATCTTGTAGTCCAAATAAACCATAATTACGTTTCGTTGCTTCTTGTCTACAAGATTCATAATTAAATTTATGTTTTCCCCCAGATATATATTTGTTCATAGCTCTATTTCCCCGATCAATATAACATCCATAATAATTGGGTGGAACTGCTTTGTCATTTGGAGTACTAAAGATTGTCTTTCCAGTAGAATCAAATACTTCTAAAGATCCAAATTTATTTAATAAAGCACTCACACCTTCTCCTGCTGTTTTTGATTCCCATAAAATAATAGTAGATCCAATTCTTTGACTTTGTCCTGCTGCTGTCAAACTAACATAATCATTGGTGACCGCACAATATCCTTTTGATTTCTCGGTACTTACATCTTGCAATCCAAAATATTGATATCCATTCATCATTGCACTTTCCTTACACATATCGTATGTGTATGTGCCATTAGACGTACTATCTCCTTTCTTAATGGAGCCAGCAACTAACTCAACTTTTTGTATGGCAGTACTATGGTTCTGACCAGCATTTAAATTAGCAGTAGTTCCATTAAAACTAATACTATATTTTCCAGCTGTTTCAATATTAATCGGAACAGAATTTTTAACCCACGATTTTGTCGGTTTAATAGTATAAATTGTTTTGTCATTTAGTTTAATATCTAACGGATTAAATACTTTATCATTACCATAAGGTCTTCCAATTGCATAAACACTTAACGTATAGGTTCCCACGGGCATATTTAAGGTTTGTTTTATATTCCCATTTCCACGAATACTAACAGCTTGACTTCCATTTGGATAAGGTCTAGGATAAAACAATCTTTTTGAGTTATTCAGTAAATAAACATCACCACGAAATTCCCATCCTGGAACTTTATTTGCACCTGGAAACTCTTTATAACTATTATTCTTCATTCTTGGAGTATCAAAATTCCCATTTTGAATTCCATTAAAACCAATCGGTTCAGGAGGAGGTGCTTCACCAATAAATTTGATTTCTGGATTACCTCTTGTACCATACACATCTAAATAATTTGCACTTATATCAGGTGGCAACATTTTATCCACATATATATTATTTCCTTCATAACCACATGACTGCCCTGAGACCATCGGAGTTCCTATTAGTAAGGATGGTGTTGTCGTTGTCATAGAGCCAATTGCATTAATATCTCCATCTCCATCCACTTTTACATAGGCTGTACTTGGGCAACCATTTTTACCAGCAGTATTATTATAGGTGACATTATTATCCGCAGGATATGGTTTGAATACACCATGATTGGTTACGTATCCACAAGCACCATTACTAAGACAAATATTTTGATTTAAATATGGATTTTTGGCAGGGTCAATACGATCATAATAACCTTGTGTTTGTGTAGTACGTGTCTCTATTAAACCATCATATTGTGTTAAAGAACTTTTGTAATTTTTTTTTAATTCGGATACTTTTTTCTTATTTGCTTCTATTTCTTCGGTTTGTTTTAATAAATTTTGGGATTGTTCTGTAATGCTATTTGTATTTGTATCAAAACCTTCTATCAAATGATCATCTGAATATTTGTTATTTGAATTCTTAGTTTTCGTTTTTATTTTATTTTGATAATTTTTAAACAAGTCACCTTGATTTAAAGAAGGTGTTATATTATTATTAAAATTATTATTATTGTAACTATTATTGTAACTATTATTTGTATATATACTTGTCATTAATATAAACAAATAGAAAAATATTTTATTTTGATGCTATAACTAAATAAAAGTAAACTAAAGAAAAGAAAATTTGATAAAANGNTTTANTTATTCATANTGTTATTTTTTACAATGTTCATAGATAGCAAAACAACACCAACCGCTAAAATAGACCAAAATAAATAGCTGTAGTTTTTTTGTAATACTACAATATCACTATCATTTAATATATTATTTATTTTTAATTCTGTATTCATATTATCAATGATATTTTTTGTTTGACTTAATTCATTTACATAATTTTGAGACCCTTCATTATTGACTTTTACTTGTTTATCAACATTTGTATTATTGTTTTTAAATTTATTCGTTAATTCACTTATTTGATTGGCTAGTAAATTTACTTGAGATTCCATTTGAGATAATTGTTCTTCTTCTACACCTGTAGCATTGATATTTGCTAAACCATAACTTTCTCCAATAGAGGAGGATCCATTGAAATACGATTGAAATAAATTACTATCTACATTTACAACCTTATTTGATGCTCCATTCGGAATATTTTTTGGAACTTTATTTCTTCTATACAAATTTGTCCCTGGAAATGCATCTGTTCCCGTGCCACACATCGTATTTGATTTTGGCAAACAAAGTTTATCATTATTTAATACAAACCCATAACATTCTTCTAATGAATTACATTTGGTTTCACATTGTTTCACATTAGAATTATTGTAAGCCGCATTGGGAATATCAGATCCAGAGCAATTGGTATCAGGAACTTTCGTGTAAGTACTGGCAAAATTCCAGTCATTGGCAGGATATTCATGTAACTCTGAATTCTCATCAATGTAAGCCAATTTTCCAATATTTTCTTGGATTCCTACTTTAGATAAACCATAAAGAGCGGCTGCACCTTGTCCACCACCCATTTTACCATGTGCGATTGTTTGTTCATTGGGTGCCATTTGCCATGTACAAAGGACCAAATTTCCATCATTTTGCATAATTAACGCGCACTTCCCACTTGGTGAACCTATAAAATCTCCTTTTGATAAGGAAGCACCTTGATGAACCCAGTCAGCTCCAAATTTTCCTTTTGCTTGAGCATACAATGGATTTGCTTCTTGAACTTTATCTTTCGTTTCAGATTCCCATATTAATCCTTGACTATCGGTTGGTCCAGTTCCTCGGTTTATTTCCATATTTCCATCATCGTGAACCCATAAATAATACATACCATTAGGGTCAATGGAATAAATTGCATTTGACCACGTACCACCACTATATTTTCCATCTCCAAGTTTCGTACAATTTGTTGCTTTTCCATATCTAAGAGATTGATCTAAATCATTACTAAGAAAACATTGTGCATTTTCTCCAGTTGTTGAGTCTTGTAGTCCAAAAAGTGAATAGTTTTGACTAACAGCCTCTTCTTTACATGAGTCATAATTATATTTACCTATAATCATCTTCATCATAGCACGATCTTCTCTATCCCCATAACAACCCAAATAATTTCCTGAACTGGATTTTTCATTTGGAGTACTAAAAATGGTTTTTCCAGTAGAATCAAATACTTCTATTGCTCCTTGACTGCTTAATGAAGCGCTAACACCTTGTCCTGCTGTATTAGACTGCCATAAAATAACCATCTTCTCGGCAACATTATCTTGTCCTTGTCTTGTTGCTCCAACATAGTCATTAGTGACCGCACAATATCCTTTGGATGTATTCGGATTGACATCTTGTAATCCAAAATATTGAAATCCATGATTGATTGCGGATTGTTTACACATATTAAAAGTATAGGTTCCACTAGATAGTGTATTCGTCTGTGTAGTTGAACTAGAAACTAATTCAATTTTTTGTATGGCAGTAGACCTGTCCCAACTATAACTATCTCCTTTAAACATAAGCGTATAATTTTCGCTTTTTTCAATATTAATAGGAATAGAATATTGTGCCCATGAACCTGTCGGAGTATGAGTATGAATCTTTTCATTATTTAATGTAATAATGACGGGATTAAATGATTTATCTTTCGCACAACAACGTCTTCCAACCGCATAAAAACTTAATGTATAGGTTCCAACTGGCATATATAAGATTTGACTTATACTACCATGATATTGAATAACAACACATTGATTTCCCTTAGGATAAGGTTTTGGAAAATCCCATATTTTTGAACTATTCATTAAAACAACATAATTATCTTGAAGATCCCATCCTGGAACTTTAGTTGCACTTTTAATGTATTCATAAGTATTATCATTAATTTTTGGATTTTCAAAATTTCCATTTTGGATTCCATTAAAACTAGGCGGTGGTTCAACAGGTTCTCCTCCAATAAATTCAAAAGTAGGATTATTATTTGTACTATAAACTCCTACATAATTTGTTTTTACGTGATTAGGAATCAGTTTATTAACATATATATTATTCCCTTCATTTCCACAAGCTTGTCCTTCAACCATAGGATTACCTGTGATTAATGGCGGATTGGTAGGAATGGTTGCTCCTGCTTTTTCATATTCTGAATTCCATGGAATATTACGAACATGAATGGTTTCATTTTGTTTAGGGCAACCATTTTTACCAATTGTATTATTTCTGTTACCAGCATACCATTTAGCTACGCCTTGATTTGTTACATACATGGTCTTATTTCCAATCCTAATATTTTTATTTAAATATTTATTTTTAGAAGGGTTGACACGATCTAAATAATTTTGGTTTTTATTTGCCACCTTTTTCATGATTTCTTGATATTTCTCTAAAGAATCAATGTATTGTTCTTTTAAATTCGCAATCGTATTTTCATCGGATGCAAAATTCGTGGTTTTTAATAGATTATTACTTTCTTTTACAAGGCTATTTTCATTATTATTTATCGTTGTGTTATTGTTTTGAAACCCTTCTTCCATATAAGGAAGATTAATTTTGTTTTTTATTTGCTTTTGATAGGATAGAAATTTCTCTCCTTGAGACAAAAAAACATTTTCTCTTTGCTTTTTTTTTTCCTTTTCTTTATTTTTTTTATATTCTTTATATTTCATCGCATGATCTGTAATAGAATCATTATTTCTATTTGTTCCATTTGTTCCATTTGTATTAATAGAATGATTCATTAATATATTTTGAAAAAAATTTACTACATCAGTCATTAAAATATAAATAGATAAAAAAAGTACTATTTATATTTTTTATAGAAAGACATGAAGAGAGAAAAGAAGAAAGAAACAAAATAAAAAGAGAGATCTATGACTTAGGATGAATGAACCAATTTCATTTTAATAATCAAATAGGCAATTAGCAAAACAGCCACAAAAATAAAACCTTTAATATTATTAAAAATTCCAGACAAAGCTAAAAAGACAGTCATGAGTCCAAATAAAAACATGGCTTCCTTATAAAACCGATTACCAACAATGGATCCACCATTTTGCTGCCCAGTCACAGAATATTTAATCAATAAAAGCACCAATAAAAAAACGATAAATGCTAAAATAATATAATTATAATAATACATTGTCACATTTATTTCGCCATCACTAGTTGCTTCTTGTAACGTTTGATATTGACTAACCATTTCATTAATATGCTCTCTCTCTGCTTCTAATACTTGATAATTTTGTTCAATGGCTTGTGTCTGAGTCATTTGTTGCTGTTGATTTTGTTGATATACAGAAGATGAAGTAGAAACATTCGTTGATATTTGTTTATTTAACTGCATCAATTCATTATTTAATTGTTGCAATTTATAACTATAATAAACTCCTTTTTGAACGATTGCTTTATTTCCTTTTAACTCAATTAAATTTCCGTCACCGCTTATCAATGAACATTTTTTTCTACGTTTATCATAATTTGCACCTGTACATAATTCTGTATCTTGACAAAGTTCCAAACATCTATTTCCATAAACAATTTTACTTTTTTCAGAGATAGGGCTACCTCCATTATACATAAAATCTTTTACTACCATCAAATCATTACTATCAGAATTAATTATTTTTATATATTCTTGATAGGTATTTTGATATTCCGATAAAATAGAATTAAATTGATCATTTAAATTTTGTAATTCAGGAGTTGAACTCATTTATATATAAATAATAAGAAAACAAATTTGTTCTTTTATAAAGAGTAATTATCATTCTATTTTATTTTTTAATAATATTAGTAGTTGTACCATTAGTTGTACTACTACTACTTGTAGTACTAGACGACGTGTTTGAACTACTATATATTAAATAGATGACCCAAATAATAAAAACAATTGCTAAAAACAATAAAAGAACAAAAGAATAATAATTGGAATGTGTCATTAAATCACCTTCTTCTTGGTTTTCCTCTAAATCTTTAAATTCATCCAAAGCTTGCTCTATAACAGCTCTTTCTTCATTTAATTGGTCTCTATTTATTGCAAGATCTTGCGATTTTTTTGAAGACATTTTATTATTACTGAATATCGTTTTTTTATTTGACACTATGATACTAGATATTTTATTATTTATTTTTATTAATTTATCATTTAGCGAATGTGTTCTTTTTAATAAAGTATAACTATGAGTTATCATTGCATAGTCACTATCGGATCCCTTGGTAAGACTTCCATCACTTCCACTTAGTATACATGTTTTGTCATTTGAATTAAAAGTNGCTCCATAACANCCTGAATTAGAAGAACACAAAGCTTTACATTCTTGTATGGANTTCGCAGAACTATCTAATATAGGAGTATTATTGGAAGATACAAATTTTTTACCAGGCATTAATTTTATTTTGTTTTTTTTTCCATTTGTATCAGTAGTTGCATCAGTAGTTGCATCAGTTGTACTATTTTTATTTATTTTTTTTATATAATTCATATAGTCCGATTTAGCCTTATTATATTTCATTAAGGTGGTTTGATATTCCATGGTTAACTCTTCTAAATTCAAAGACCCATTATTAGTACTACTACCTATCGTAGGACCATTTTCATCATTTATACTAGTCATTGTTTTATTATATATGTATAAAAATAAAACAATCATTATTTCTTTTCCTCACTCTTTTTCTTCTATTTTTTTCTTAATAAAAAATAAATCCCACTAGATATACTCATGGTTAATAATCCAAACAAAATAAAATAAGGATTATTATTAGGAGTTATAGGATTTATAGTTAATTCATTTGTTAACAAATATTTTTTATCGTTTTTATTTTTTTTGATAATTTCTTCAATATATTGCTCATTGGATTTTCTAATGTATTCTTTTATTTTTTCACTTATTGGAATTAAACTTTTATGAAATGAAAACATAATTACAAATAAAAAATATTTAAAAAATGAGAATCTAATTTATTCTTTTTTCTATTCACTTTTTCTATTCACTTNACTACTTTGTATAATCTAATTTTANTTGAAAACTCTTGAAAATNTATTTTATTGTGATCCATGCTACTAAAGTACTTAAAAGTAATCCCCAATTTCGTAAATAAGCTAAATGATATTTTTTTTTATAATCATCAATCATTTCATCCATACTATTTGACCCATCTTCAAGTAATCCTAATTTTGATTTTAACATGACGTTTTCTTCTCTTTCCTCTTCTATTTGTCTATTTATTTCATTTAATTGTTCGTTTAATTTATTTGTATTTGCGCTAACATCGGTTTCAATAGTAGATAAATCAAAGTTTATCTGTTGTAAATTACCTTTGGATACTTCAAAAGTTTGTTGATATTCATTATATTCTTGGTCTTTGTTGTATAAAACATAATTTTTTTTAAAATCTTCCAAGATAAAAGGTAATTTATCCTGTAGTCCCATTATTTTTTCTTTAAAGTTATCGGGATTTTCAAATTCTATCATATCTTCTTCTTCTACAGATGTCATTTTATTTTATATTATTATTTAAATATAAAATAAATATTTCTTATTTTTTTTTATTTTTTTTTCTAAAAAGTCTCATTAAAATCAATAATTTTATCCAAATAATCAGCTGTCTCCAAGTATCCACCAATAAATTTCCCATCAGAAAAAACCATGGGGAACAATTTATAATCTCTCTTTGTGTAAGTCTTTATAAATTCTAAGAAACCCTCTTTATCTTCAATTAATTCTTCGTCACAATTAAAAACGACATATTCCTTCTTTTTTTCATTTACTAATTTTTTTACTTTTAAACAATTGGGACACCCACTTTTTGAATATATTGTGAATCCTGAGAGTTGAGGTTTTTTATTTTCCATTATTATTATTATCTTACTATAAAAAAATATATTTATATATCTTTTTTTATTTCTTTATTTATTGTTTATTTTTTCATAAATAATATTTCTTTTTCTTGTGTATTTATTATATTTTCAAGAAATGGTTGTATATTATTTTTTTTATCCAATAATTT